GTACTAAGACTAACCTGTTAAGACTTATGATTCTTCCTGAAGAATCTTTGTCCATACACCCATTGATGCTTCCTGTAATGGACCTTCTATAGGATCATCTCTAAATATTAAGAGTATCTCTCTCAATGCTCTATCGGCACCAGCTAATATTAAACCTTGTCTATCTGTAAGATGTTTTTCATCTGCAAGTTGTTTTATGTGAGCTCGTAATTCTTTCTGAAGCATAGATATACGAGCAGCTCCCATATCTTGTTTTACTACTCCAAGATCTATAGCTTCTCTGAGCTTTGATATATCTACTTGCATAGAATCTATTTCTATCTCAAGTATTGTATTAAAGTTTCTTTTTTTAAATTCTTTCTTAACCCAAAGATCACAATCAGTTATAGAACCTTTATACCCTAAAAAACGGGCATAAAGATACATCTGTATTGGTGAACTGGTTTTTTTACAAAAAGCTAGATATGTTTCTTTTTCTTTATCAGATAAAGTATCTAACCAATCGGTTATGCTCGGTATGCTGATCGTGACTGTTGGAAATCTCTATTCTCTTTATAACGTCTAAATGCTTCCTGTTGCAAGGCAGTACGTCTAGTTTCTGAACCAGATTCACGAATACCAGCTCTTTGTTCCTCACCTCTGACACGAGTTGTTTGTCTTTCTTCAGATCCTCTAAGACCAATCTGTCTTTCCTGACCAGAAAGTAACTGTGCTTGAGTTGCTCTTGTTTCAGTGCCTCTAGCTCCAATTGCTCTACGTTCTTCTTGACCTCTAAGTCCGATCTGTCTTTCCTGACCAGAAAGTAATTGTGCCTGAGTAAGTCTTTCTTGTGTTCCTCTAGCTCCAACAGTAAGTCTCTCTTGAGCACCTCTAGCTCCAATAGATTTTCTCTCTTCAGTACCTCTAAGACCGATCTGTCTTTCCTGACCAGCAAGTAACTGTGCTTGAGTTGCTCTTGCCTCAGTACCTCTAAGTCCGATCTGACGCTCTTGTCCAGCAAGTAACTGTGCTTGAGTCTGTCTATCTTGAGCACCTCTAGCTCCCACAGTAAGTCTCTCTTCTCTACCTCTAACTCCTAAAGTTGCTCTGTCTTCAGCACCTTTGGTCTGAGCAAGTTGACGCTCTTCAGCACCTCTGGCTCTATATCTTCTTAGATCCTGACCTGTATAAAACTCTTCATTAATACGATCTAAGTTTGCACCAGTTTCCATATTTAATCTATTCTGCTCACCAGATACTTTTGCTAACTCTACCTGAGTTCTAAGAGACTGCGTTG